AATCGGTATGGTGGAGACAGTTAAGCGTCGTAACGCTAAATTTATACCACCACCAACGCTAATAATTATAGACGAAGCCCATATCGGCTCATTTAAAAAAATCTTTGAAATTTTCCCCGATTCGCTCTATATCGGTGCAACAGCGACACCACTAGCTACTAATAAAAAAGATCCGCTTAATAACTACTATAACGATATAGCTTTTCAATTAGATACGCCAGACCTTATCGAACTAGGCTACTTAAATCCTGCTGAAACGTGGGCAGTCCGCTCGATCGACGAAAGCCAACTAAAGAAAAGGCAGGGCGAATATACCGACGCTTCACAGCTTCAACAACTAGAGCAAGCCAAGCCCAAAGCCGACTTTATTCAAGCTTACAAAAAACATGCACAAGGTAAAAAAACCCTAGTATTTTGCGTTAACGTAGATCACACAATAAAAACACACGAACGCTTAAAAGAGCTAAACCCTAACGCTTTTCTCGTTCATTCTAAGCAACATCCAAACCAAAATGAGCTTAATATATTAGAGTTTCACGAATCAAGCGACGGAGTTCTAGTAAATTGCGGCATACTTACGACGGGCTACGATCACCCAGCCATTGAATGCATAATGGTACACCGCTCAACAACATCCCTAACGCTTTGGCTGCAAATGTGCGGACGAGGTTCACGACTAAACCCCGAAACAAATAAAAGCAAATTTACTATTGTAGATTTAGGCAACAACGCGATTAAACATTTATTGTGGGAATCTAGGCGAGACTGGGAAAAGCTATTCAAGCACCCCCCGCAGCCAAGCGACCGCTCCGACGGCGTGCAAGGCGTTAAAGAGTGCCCCAAATGCCATATGCTGCTCGCTCCATCTATTTCAGTTTGCCCAGAATGCGGCCATAAATTCCAAACTAAAGCAAAAGACGACACCATAAACGGAGAAACTTTCTTACTTTCTGAAACGCTCAAAAACGTAAAAGACAAGCCAATTGCTGAGCTATCTGTTCCAGAACTTATTGAACTACAAGCCCATAAAAAATATAAAACAGGCTTTATAGTCAGAATATTACGACAAAGAAACCCAGATGATTTAAAACTATTCGCTAAATTGAAAGGCTACAAATCAGGCTGGGTGCAACATCAACTGCAAGGCGCTAAAGACTACACAAATTTTAAGGTTAAATTATGAACGTTACATTCTTCACTAACTCAACATCAAATCAATCAATAGACGCACCAATCTTAGGTCTACTCGAAAAAATTCGAACGGGGCAATATCAAGCAAAAGTAGACGAATTAGCTAAAATTACCGACGAAAAAGAACGCAGAGACTACAAAGCTTGGCACGTTCCTTGTTTTACCGTTTCTGGTACTTTTGCAAATAAAGAAGCTAATTCATTGCAACAACACAGCGGATTAATAGCTATAGATTTTGACCATATTGATGACTTAGACGAAGCCAGATCGCTTTTATATGCAGACCCGTACACTTTTGCAGGCTTCTTATCTGTTTCGCATACTGGACTTTGTATAATCGTTAAAATAGACGGTAAAAAACACAGAGAGCATTTTGAATCTCTCGAAGCTTATTACAGTAAACAATATCAACTGCAAATAGATCGTTCATGTAAAAATGTTAATAGACTACGCTTTTTTAGCTCAGACCCAGACTTACACTTAAACGCAGATTCAACCCAATTTACTCAGCTTCCTCCAAAAAAGCCCAAGGAAATACTATATCCGAAAATTCATATCAGCTCACAAGACGATTTTTCTCATATACTTCAGCAAATCCAAGATCGACGAATAGACTTAACAGCAGACTATTATACGTGGATCGCTATAGGGCAAGCGATCTATTCAGAATATGGTACAGCTGGACTACCGTACTTTCAAGCAATAAGCGCTAATCATCCAGAATACAATGCGAAACAATGCGAAAAAAAATACAACTCATTCAAAGGCGTTCGGCAAAAGACTATATCGACTTTTTACTACTACGCAAAGCAAGCAGGGCTACAAATATCAACGCCCGAAACGCAATCTATTAAGCTAGTCGCTCGGAACGCAAAAAAGCAAAAATCAACCCCAGAAGACGCGATAAAAACTTTACAAGCCATTGAGGGCATAGAACCCGAACGCTCAAAAGCACTAGTAGAACAAGTTTTTTCTACTTTAGACGAAGACACGACCACAGACGATGGAGACCTAATTCAGCAGATTAAAAACTTTATTCGCTTGCATTATCCGATGCGCTACAACGAAATAACGCTAAAATATGAGTTTGCTAAAAAGAACGACGCTGTCACAGACCGAGACATGAACAGCATTTATATAGAGTGCCGACAACTATTACCTAAAAGCACTAAAGATTTAGTATTCTCAACCATAAAATCAAATTTTATACCAAATTACAACCCAATAAAAGAATTTTTCAAAAAGCACGCACCCAATCACACAAAGACTGGCTACATAAAAGCCTTAGCCGATACGATCCACACAACGACGGGAACAAGCGATAACTACGCATACCATTTTATCCGTAAGTGGCTCATTGGAGCCGTTGCAATGTGGTTTAAGCATCATAGCCCACTAGTTCTAGTCCTTGCGGGTACTAAGCAGAATACAGGCAAGACTTTTTGGCTAAGGCACTTAATACCGCAAGAGATTCAACTTCTTTTTGGAGAAAGTAAATTTAACGGCAGTAACGACGATAAATTATTAATGTGCTCCAAAGCTATACTACTTAACGACGAGATGGAGAATATGGGTAAGCATGATATAAGCCTTTTGAAACAACTTACATCTGCTCAATGGTTCAACCTTCGCAAGCCTTATGGCACTACAAACGAAGATATAAGGCGGATCGCTGCATTTTGCGGAACAACCAACAACCTGGAAATAATTTCCGACCCGACTGGAAATAGGCGAATAATTCCCATAGAGCTTTTATCCTACGATCATGAAATGTATAATAAAATAGACAAAACAGACCTCTGGTGCGAAGCCTATCATGCATTCAAAGCGGGCGAAAGCTTTCATTTAAGCAGCGACGATATAGACCTGCTCAACCGCAATACACAGTACTATTATCAGGCTTCGATTGAAGCCGAGCTAATACAGAAATATTTCTCTCCAGCAACCGAGAATACACCCAATAGATTGGCACTTTCAAACACAGAAATTAAGGTATATATAGAGCAAAGAACCTCGCAAAAACTCAATTCTCGAAAACTTGGCATTGAATTAAAACACCTCGGATTTGAAAAAAAACTTGTCAAGTCTAAACAAGGAACTAAAAGAGCGTATTTTTTACGTGAAAATGACGATTTATCTGTTACCTCCGCAAGTGATTACGACGCACCGTTTTAGGGGGAATAAAGTGCAAAAGGTAACAGATAGAACACATGGTAAGGCAAACTTATATAAAATGAAATTATATATGCCCATGTCAATAAAAATAATATTTCTATATACTCTTATTACTATTATTATCTGTTTATCTATATTTAATAGTATTTAAGTAGTTAATAAATAAGAACTTAGAAGGTAACACATAGCTTGTTTTTATCTGTTACCTATCTGTTATCTGTTATAACTGCTAATTCAGCGCAATTCAAACCCATTCTAACGAGTAAAACAACATGAGCAAAAACGTAAATAAAGACGGCTTATCACACGATCAATTGCAAGCTAAATGCTTTCAATGGGCGTGGAACAATTACCCACAATTTCGAGGTCTATTTTGGAGCAATAACAACAATGCTCCAATGCTAAGTGGGCAAGCGCTTAAAATCGCCCTTAGCAGGCTTAAAGCGCTTGGACTCGTACAAGGTGTTGCCGATATGAGTTTAGTAGGCTTAGACGGCAAATTTAACGCTGTAGAGTTTAAAGCAGGTGCGGATAAGCAGAGCGAAAGCCAAATCCTACATGAGATGCGGCTCAACGAAACCAGCGCTAGTTATACGATTATTTCCGATGTACACTATTTTAGACAGTATTTTTGTAATTTGTATCAAATAAAAGACACTGAAAAATGACACTAAACAGCAATAAACAGAGAGAAATAGCAGAAATGCTAATGAATGGAGACGATAGAAGCACTATTAAAGCTCGGATTATGGCTGAATTATCGCAAACTAAAGACTTTGCAGACGATGTTATCAATGAAGTTTCGGAAAGCTGGAATATCCCACTTCCAAAAGTCAACGAAGAATTTGAAAAAATCTTCAGCACGCTAGCTTACATATCAGACGAATCAAAAAGAAACGAAACGCTCTTAGCTTACGCAAGGCTTACTGAATTGTACCGCTTAAATATGACAGCTAGTCCAAAAGCTGACTTAAAAGAATGTAGAGAAGTGCAAAAAGAGATTAATAAACTGCTCGGGCTAAATGCGCCTGATCGTAGCGAGATTAAAACAGATATTGAGACAGAATTTAAAGTAACAGTCGTAAATGCGCCACAAATTAAAAAGTAATGGATGTTAACTGGCTATATCAAGCTACATTAGACAGCACAAAAGCTATCGTAGTTCACGAAGGCGGCTCCAGTAGCTCAAAGACGTATAGCATTATACAAGGGCTTTTTACTATTGCATCAACGCAGCATAATAAAGTTATTACAGTAGTCGGTTCAGATTTACCTAATTTAAAAAAAGGCGCTATTAGAGATGCGAAAAATGTAGTTGATTCAACGTCTTTTTTTAGTCAACAAATCGACCGATTCAATAAATCAGATTACATTTATTATTTTAAAACGGGTAGCATTATTGAATTTACTTCTTATGCAGATGAGCAGGACGCAAAGAATGGTAAAAGAGATTACTGTTTTTTAAACGAAGCAAACGGCATATCTAAAAATGTATTTGAGCAATTAAGAATAAGAACAAATGTAAAAAGTATTATTGACTTTAATCCCTCAGCTAGCTTTTGGGCGCATGAAACGTTAAAAGGGCGAGATGATGTGGATTGGTTTAACTCGACTTACAGAGACAACGAATTTATTAATCCAACTATATTAAATTCGATTCTGGGTTACGAGCCAACGCCCCACAATATAGCTAGAAAGACGGCTAACGAATATAGGTGGAAAGTGTACGGGCTTGGCGAATTAGGACGATTAGAGGGCTTAATATTTCCAGAATTTGAAGAAGTAGACGAGTTCCCAAAGTATCCGAAATGGAAAGTTTTTGGCTTAGATTTTGGCTATACAAATGACCCAACCGTACTAACTGAAACTGCTCTATTTGGTGGAGAATTATACATCAGGCAATTGATTTATGAAACGGGCTTAACCAATAGCGACATAGCAAATAAGCTCAGAGAATTAAACATAGATGCAACAAAAAAGATTATTGCAGATTCAGCCGAGCCAAAGAGTATAGAAGAGCTTAACCGCTTTGGATTTTACTTAGAAGGCGCTGAAAAAGGCAAAGATAGCGTAATGAATGGAATAGATCAGTTGAAGAGATATAAAATAAATGTGCTAAGAAGCTCTAAACAATTAGTTGAAGAATTTAGTTCTTACACGTGGGCGAAAGATCGAAACGGGCAGCCACTTAATAAGCCAATTGATAAATGGAATCATGGGATTGATTCAATTAGATATGCTACAAACACGCAATTATTCAGACCTGAAATAACTAACTCAGGCTTAGAAGCTTTAACAGATCAGATATATAATCAAGGTGTAATGATATGAGTGCATTTGCAGATAGACTTAACAGCGCATTAGCCTCAGATTCTAAGAAAATGGATCGCTGGTTTGCTCAGATACTAGAGCGAAACCACAAATTTAAACGGGCATTTAGTCGGTCGCTAATAGCTGAGCTTTCACAGATGCAAATGAGCCCAGATGGTAAGCGGATTAAACCAGTTTTTGCTAATGCGAATCGGCTGGATGATATGATAAATAACTTGCCGTTCTATTTCGATCAGGCTGGCATTACTAAGCTTACTCCAGACTTGGTTAATATCATTAATAAAAGAATCAATACGGCAGATGTATTATGGAATAAATTAGACTTAGATAACTTAAGAATTGGAGACGACGCACGAGTGATACCAGCCGTTTTAGAGCAACTAGGCTATGTGATGGACTCTGTAAGAAGAGGCACTGAAGCACAAGAAATTGAATTAAATCGCACATTGTTAAATTATCGAAATACCGTATTTGACAATGAATCTGTAAGTTTCGCCCAGCTTAAAAGCGACTTGACTAGCAAAAGTGGCATACTGCCAAAATACGCTGGGACTGTAGCTAATACGTCTTTATTCGCAATAGATCGAACAATTCGAAAAGAGCAGGGTAAAAAAAGTGGCATTGAGACGGCTAAATATTATGGCCCGATGGATAATCTCACACGATCTTTTTGCGCTGAGCATGTTGGGCTAATCAGAAGTTGGGAATACTGGGAAATAATCACGAATGATACGGGGCCACAACCGCCAACTGTGTACGGAGGGGGATACAATTGCAGGCATCAGTTAGTGCCTTTTGATAAAGATTGGGAATAAGCTTTGATTAGTGATATTTATTCGCTATTATACTTGACAACACAAAACTAACTAACCAGATTAATATGAAAAACTTAAAAGTAGTAAAGATAGAAAATGAAACAATAGTTTTTGACGATGGAACCAGATTATCGTCATCGCATTTTCAAGAATGCTGCGAATTTCATTTTCTCTGTTTTTCTGATGTAAAAGTTAGTGACTTTGACGGGTTAAGTTTTGATTTAACTAATGAAAAATTCTTTAATAGAATAAAAGGTTACGGCATTGAATTAAAACCGATTAAAGGGTTTTCTGTTAAAATTGCTGGATATAGTTCAAATAATGGGTGTTATGGTTCAGATATTAATCTTTTAATATCTGATAAAGACGGTAATGAAATTAAATCTTATGACGTGAGTGAATGCCAAGATTGGGTAGATGGCTTAGATTATGAAGTAATATCATATAAAAGACCAAAAACTGATGAACATGAATAAAATTGAACTAACACAAGGCAAATTCGCAATAGTAGATGCTGAAGACTTTGATCGGGTGAGCCAGTTTAAGTGGCATTATAATAAGCGTGCAAGTGGATATGCGCAGCGAATGCAAAATATTGGCTATAAAGACGGTAAGCAAATCCAAAAAACCATATTAATGCACCGTTTTATTATGTGCGTGGAAGATAGCAAAGTGCATATTGACCACATAAACCACGATACCTTGAACAATAGAAAAACTAATCTAAGGCTATGCACTAATGCAGAAAACTGTAGAAATAGAAAAATCAAAAAAGGTGGATCTAGCAAGTACAAAGGGGTTTATAAAACGCGTGATAATAGGGTAAAGCCTTTTAGATCAGGAATAGTACTTAATCAAAAACGTATAGACTTAGGCTATTTCGCAACTGAGCTAGAGGCAGCGATAGCTTATAATAAAGCCGCTTTGCATTATTTCGGTGAATTTGCTTTATTAAATGACGTAAGTGAAAATAGTGTAAAGTAATTTTAGTTTACACTTGACAAGTAGTATAAAAGGTTGTATATTTAAGAGAATTAAGAAACAACAAGCGAATAATCGCTTGCACAGTTTAGTCTAGGGTTGGGGCGTTGCTTAGTTCATTGAGCAGCGCCCTTTTTTTTAAACACAAACGGGAAAAGATAATGACTGACCAAATATATGATGCGCTAAATGACATAGCGTATAAAATAAACAACAATTCAGATACGGCACGAGTAGGAGTAGATGCAAGTTTCGACCATGCGTTCGGAACTCAAAGCTGCATTTATTACGAGCTGCATCCTTGCGGCGAAGATATAGAGCTTGCTGAGTATATTGAGCGTGAACTAAAAAAGATTCTTCCAAGTGAAGAATACAAATCAAATTATACTTCTGAAGTCTACTGGAGTCTTTCGGCAGAATATCGGGTCGGGCTATGAGTGAATCAAAAGATAATCTACTTAATCATCATGACGCAGTTTGGTACGTTAGAAGCCAAAAGAGCCTGAGAATAGGGGAGTGCGAGGCTTATAAAATAGACATAGAGCAGGATGAACAAATAAAAAATTTAAATTATATACTTAATGTGCTAAAGCATCATCAAAAAACACTTAAAGAAATAAAGAAATGAAATCAAAAGAATTAATTGATGTTAGCGATCATTTTTCTTCTGAAGACGAAATATTAAAATGGTTATACTTAAACACTCCATTTGCTATTAAGCCAAAAAGCAAGCATGCAAAAACGCTTTTAGTAAACCCATTCACAAGTATTCACGCATTTGAAGAAGTATGTAAGCATTTAGCAAACAAGTTGTATAATGCTCGCTAAGGGATGGAGAATTGGCGTTTGTTGCCGACTTTGGAACACAAAACTTTAACTTTAAAATAAATTTGATATGGAAAACAAAATTACAATTAACCACGAAAAAGGCAATGACGCTAACCGCTTGTTATGTGCCGA